GACTTTAGCGACACGTCCGGGGCCTAAGCATGGGTGACGATCCGGTCGGCATGGACGCCGACAATCCCGACGAACTCGCGGCGGACCTCGCGCTGGCGGCGCATGAGGACTACCAGCAGTCCAAAGCCGAACAGCACGACCTCTTTGACGCCGTAGCCGACGAGGAGGGTGCGCCCCTACTCGAAACGAAGGCCACGATTGCGGGCGTCACAATCCCCGTGAGCGGGCGCTTGAACGGCGCGTTTATCGAGCGGGTGGAACGCCTTGACGCCGAGGCCAAACGCCGTGCGAACGACGAGGACGCGCCTGATGGCGTATCTGATATTGTCCGTGAACTCGGGGAGATTATTGGCGACCTCGTTGATGACGACGAGATTACGGCGCGCGGCGTATATCGGACCTACCAGCAAGAGGGCGTCGCACCCGTCCGGCGTATCTTAGAGGAGGTGATGGACGCACTCCGCACCGAGGACGAACGGTTGCGCGGAGATGCGGACGGATTTCGCCCGAAGCAGTGATGAGTTCCTACAATACGCCTTAGTCCAAGACGGGACGGACAAGACGTTTCGGGAGATACACAACATGGATCGGTGGGACCGATACCTCACGGCGTTGGTGCGGGCGCGCTGGTATCAAGAAAAAAAGCGCGCGTCGGAGCGGGGGCAAGGCGGGCCGTGACGCGTCCGGTAATATTATTAAGCCACGCACAAACGCTAACACGCAATGCAACAGACAAACCCCGGTGCGGTAATCGCAGAGTTGATTAACGCCTCCGTCCAGACCCACGCGACTACGGGCGAAACGATAGAAGATGGATTTGAAATGGAATTTGATGACTGGAATGCCAGCCAAACGGCAACGGTGGAATTCGATCATCAAGAAGGCGAGGACGTTATGGCTCGTATAATCCTTCAAGGCGACACGTCGGAGATTGAGTTTTGGGTTAGTAAGGAAAAGGCGAACGGGCTTTCAGATTTCTTTGCGGACTTAGCTAAGGATATAGAACAGCGCGAATAGCCCGCACGCTTTTGCCCCCGCGGGTGTAATTGTCGCGTATGAATCGGATACACTACGCGCTAATCGGAGCAACGCTTTGTATTATTATGTTAATCCTAACGGGTTCAATAACATGGTTGTTTGTTTCTATGCTATGTATGGTCGTTTTCGGGTGGGAAACCGGGAAGCGAGTGGCACCCATGGGGGCATAACATGGTTACTGCCGAAGAGTTAGTTGTTGCCATCAAGTCGGAAGGTGTGAAGGAAACGCGCGAAGACGTACAAGAGATAGACGAGTCAATGCAAGACACCGCCGAACAAGCCTCCGATAGTGCTGAAAAACTTGAAGGCTTTTCTGAGCAATTTTCAGGCGCAATAAGCACAGCGGTAGCAGGGTTAGCAATTGGGATCGGTGGGTTAGCGACGCAAGTGCCGATATTAGGGGAAGTATTTTCAGGCGTTGCTGCGGTCGTTCAAGCGTTAGCATTTCAAATTGATAGCGTTTTGCGGCCGGCACTCCAACCACTTACAAATGAGCTATTCAAGCTGGCACAGGAAATCAATGAGTTAGAAGGGCCAGCCGGGAAATTAGTAGGTGTATTAGGTGTTATCGCAGCAATAGCAACGGCAGCGGCAGGAGGGTTCGCTGTTTTTGTAGCTCAAGCATTAGCATCTAAAGCTGTCGCATTAGGGTTCGTTGGCTCACTAAGTGCTGTGGCAAGCGCGCTTACGGGCTTTGCGTCAACAGTCGGCGGGGCAATCACAACCGCTCTTGCTGGACTCAAGACCGTGGGTGTGATTCTCGGGTCCGCTATCGCCGGCATTAGTGCTACGACCGCGGCGTTAGCGGTGTTGGCGGCGGCCGTCATCGGCTTCGCGGCGGCGTACATTACTAACTTCAAGGGTGTCCGTGATACCACCAACCGCGTGCTTGGTAACGCGCTGGATACGTTCCTAAGCTTCGCGGGCGACCTCACCGAATGGGCGAGCAATCTCGCAAGTGACGCGTTCAATTGGGGGCGCAACCTCGTTCAAGGCTTCATAAATGGCATCCAGTCGCTTATCGGTCGCGTCCGGTCGTTCCTTGGCGACCTCCGCGACATAGGGAGCAACGTCGGCATTTCCGTCCCGTCGCTCGGGGGCGCGTTCGGCGGTGGTGGCGATGGGGGCGGTGGCGGTGGCAACGTGTCAACCTCCCCGTTCGGCGGGAGTGGGATCGGCCGGCGGACGCAACTTGACGGGCGCACGCTCACCGAGTCCACCGGGCGCTATCGCAGCGGCCCGCTTCGGAGGCAGGGGCTGTAAATGGCCGTCGCCACCCTGTCGCGCGGGACTACAAGCGTCGACATACCACTTGTTGAGGAGGGCGGCGAGATACTGGTTTCAAGTACGTTCGGGAAACCTGAAACTAAAGTTAGACAGTCCGGCGGGACACTCAACCCACGTGTACAGGACAATTTTAGCGGGCTTCAAGGCGTCCAACTCGCCGGCCGACTGTTTGATTATCAAACGTCGCACGACCTTGCGGACCTCATCAAGAGCGCGTCACTCGACCCGTTGGAGCTATCCCTACCCACGGACATTTACCCCGACACGTTACGCGTCGCGCCCGCCGCGGGCCAAGAGTCGGCCTTAACCTTAGAATATCCGGCGGGCAAGCGGGATAACGTGAACGTGTCGATCAACCTCACGCGCGTCGGGGACGTGCTTGGCGTCAACGAGCAACAAGCGACGACGCCGACCACGACGGGCACCGGCCCGATTGAGTTGCGGATCGGCGGGACCACGGTAGAGGTGCCGACCGCCGGGCTTAGCTTAGAGCGCACGGTCGGGCGGCCGAACGACGCGATTCGGCGCGACCTCGGGGCGGACCCGCGGTATGAGGTCAAAGCGAAGGTGACGAGTGACGTGTTCACGTTCAACTTTGAGGCGGTCCAAAACGCACAAAGCGTCTTAAATAGCATTACGGATAACGTCTTTCGGGAGCAATTGGGGCGGCAGGGCGTCACCGTGGACTTTAACGGCGTCCTCGGGCTTGGCGCAATTGAGGCCGTGCCCGTGGGGAGCGCGCCCTTTAGACAAGTCCAGAGCGCCGGGCAAGATTGGGTGACGGTCCCGCAGTTGGAACTCCGGCGTATCTTTGAGACATAAGCAAATGCTTTCCCCGGACGCGGGATAAACCACGCACATGACTGAGTTCCGCGTTACGCGCGACGGCAACACGGTGGAAGACGCGGTGTATGACGTTGATCCGGTGGTTGACACGGCTAACCCGTTCGGTGACTATGCCGTCATCAAGTTAGACGACCGTGGCGGCAACAAGTTTGACCAATACGAACGCGGCACGCGCGTTGACGTGGAGATTATTGACGAGTCGGGCACCACATTTGACCGCTTTACGGGATACGTCGTTGAGCGGCGCGAAAACGAACAGGCGGGCGCGGACGCGCTTGAGGTGGAGGCGTATAGTTTTGACCAATTCTTGCGGCGTAACACCGTCACGAACGACCAACGCGGCAACACGATTTCGCAGGCACTCGCGGACATAATCCAGACGGACACGCCCGTCTCATACGTCGCGGGCAACGTGGACGTTGGCGACGACCAAGAGCTAACGCGGTCGTATCAAGGCGAGGCCGTTGAGAACGTCCTACGCGACTTTGCGTTTAAGTCCAATAATGAGGAGTTCGGCGTGAACGACGCCTTAGAGTTCTTTTTCAGGCCACGCGAGACGCGGCATATTGACCGCGGGATTGACAATACCGAGTGGTTCCGCTATGATATTCCCGAACTCGGCAAAGAGGCGATTAACGAGGTAGAGGTCTGGTTTGACGGCGGCGAGGAAAGCGTTATTGTTGACGACGGGACCGATAAGCTGGACCTCCAAGACAACCTCGGCCTCCCGTCGCCCGGCACGCAGCGCGCGGAGTTGAACCGGCCGCTCGTCACCGACATAGCGGACGCCGAGGACATAGGCCGCAAGTATCTCAAGTTCCGCAACGCCACGCTGTCGGGGACCGTCACGACCTTCGGCCTCTACGACGCCGAGCCGGGCGACACGATTGACATAACGATTGACGCCCGCGGTATTGATTCGGAGTTCGTGATCGCGGGCATTGAATATCGGTGGGGCGTTGACGAGACAATCCTCACCATCATAGAACGTCGCGGCGACGTGGATGACATACTCACGGACCTCAACGATAGCGTCCAGCGCGTTGAAATGGAGGGCGCAAATCGTGACGCGCCGAGCAACCGCATTACGACGACCAACGCGACCGCGCTCGTTGACGTGGCGGTGGACGCGGACGGCAACACACCGGACGCGGTGCGGTTCGTGAACGACGGCCGGCGGGCCGTGCGTGATACATGGACCGGCGACGCCGCGCCCGATATTACGACGCTTGTGGTCGGGGATGACGGCACGGGTTTGTCGCGCAGTAATGACACGCTCCGCAATCAGACCGCGAGCGCGAGCGTCACACAAGCGTTGCCCGACGCGACAAGCGTGGAGTTTGCCGCGAGCGTCACACAGACCGGTGTTCAAGAGCTTGGCTTAGAGACGGCGGACGGCCGGCTCATAACGCGCGCAATCTTTGCGTCGCCCGTGGACCTCAACGGCACGGTGACGGTGACGCTCGGCGTAAGCAACGACGCGAGCGTGTCGCGCGGCGTCATTACGTCAGACGGCCAGACCGCCGTGCGCGACGTGTTGGCCGACAACGCGCCTGCGCTTCCGAACGCCTACGCCTACGGCGACGACGGAACAGCCGTGAGTGAGTCCGACACCGCGCTCGGCAACGAGCTTGTGAACGTGTCGCTTGACGAGGTGACAATCCAGCAAGCGGACACGCAAAGCGACTGGACCGACATTATTGACACCGGGGCAAGCGACTTCCCGTTTACCGTTGACAGCACCGGCCCGCGGCCGACCATCATTAGCAACACGCGCGAAGGTGAAAACCCGGACGGGTCGGATTTATATGGCTCATATTCCGATGGTAGCTACTCCGGCGGGTCGGCGGGTGGTAACTTCGGCCTTATCGGTGACGGCTTTGCCGAGTGGGATATACAATTTGAGCATGATATTCCCGCGTCGGAAGTGGGGATACAAGTGCGGATTGAGCAAGTAGGGAGTAATACGGATTGGCGACTCACGTTTAACGGCATTACAATAGACGAGGGGAGTGGTGAAGCCATTGACGTAGCGTGGCGTGACTTATCAGATGGGTCGTTCTTTAGCTCGTTCGATTCATATGCCGCGCAAGGTGGAGACGACTTGACCGCAGGCGAAACATACACCCTCCGCCTTGTGAACGTTGACGACGGCAGCGACGTGGCGCTTGACGCACTCGCCGTGTACGATCAACGGTATGAACCCGACCTCACGTTTGACGACACAAACGACGGATCCGGTGGGTATCTCACCGGCCCCGAGCGTTTTCCCGCGCTCATTGAGCGGTCGCTTGCCACGGCGTCGACGCGGCGCAACGTCACCGAAGCGTCCTTTACTAGTGCGTGGAACGACACAAGCAACAACCAGTACGTTGAACTCGCCAACGACGGCAGCACGTTCACGCGCTTCAACAACGACACGGGAAGTGTCACCTTTGCGTCCCCTGACCGCGGCGTTGATACGAATATCGGGTTTGGGCGCTACTCCGCGACGAGCAACCAGACGCCGCTCAACGGCAACGACCCGCAACAGATTGATACGTGGGAACTCACGGCAAATCCCGACGCAACCGTTTCGGATAACATCGGTGAGGCGCTAACCCGAGCGATTGTCGCACCGGGCACGCTCACGGGTAACACAATCCGCGAGGCGGGGCTTAAGAGCGGGTCGACGCTCTTGACGCGTCACGTGCTTGCCGAGTTCACCGTGGAGTCGGGGCAACGGATCTCGTCGGCCGAAACCACGCAGTTCACCGGAGATAACTAACAGTTTCACTTTTGCCGCGGGGGTGGCGGAGAATCAAGTATCCCGCCGCCGTATGCGAAAAAGCCATGCGTGACAGCATGACACGGCGACGAGTGATCCTTGGCACGGGCGCGCTCGCCGCCGCCACGACCGTAGGTATAGCGACCACAACTAATCAAGCCTCGGCCACCGTCACGGGTGAGTTTACCATCCCGGACGGCGAGACGGTGCTTGCCGACACGCAACTTCAAGACGTGCGGCTTGTGTGTAACGCCGAATACGGGTATGAGTCGAACGCGCCAATTCACGGATTGGAGCTTGAGCTTCACGTTGGCGCGACGCCGGACACCGTGGATATGATTGCGCGCACCGAGCGCACGGACCTCGGGACGGACTCGCTTACGGGCACCGAGGAGTTGTCGGGATCGCTCGTCAACGCGTCGGACTTTTCGCTGTCGGACTTTCAGCCGAGTAACGGCGAACTCCGGCGCACGGTGGTCGCGGAGTTGCGCTTGTACGTCATCCGCAACGAGGAGGTTGTTGCCGAGGCGGCACAGACCGACACCTTTGAGGTGACGGTGAAAAACGAGGAGTTGACAGTTGATATGAGCCTCGGCGGCACGGGCGAGGTGGAGTTCAAGACCGGCTAACTCGTCGCACGCCGGTCATAGATTTCGTCTATTTGCTCATACACGCCGTTACGCCGCCCGACGCGCAGCACGCGGAGCGCGGGCTTGTCTAACTGGAGGACCGCCCGCAAGTCACCGACCCGCACGCGATAGAGGCCGTCTTGGCCCTCTAAGAGACGAACCGAACTGTGATCGGTGGGTGCCCGGTGTGTCGCCACGTCCGCAATCTCGTCGGTCAGGCGCTCGCGTTCGTCACTCTCCAGCGCGGTGAGTTCGCGTTTCGCGGTCGTGTGGATTTGGAGGTCGTATTGTGTCACGCCCCGACATACACACCCCCGCGTCTAAAGCGTCCGGCTTCTACTGTTACGCTATACCGTTACACTTATTATGGCGGGTGTGTATGTACCATATGTGATGACGCAACAGACGACGCGGATGGACGAAACGACTATGAACGACGCCGTTGACCGTATCACGTCGCTCCCCGGCGTCACCGAGGGCACCAATAACACGGTGTGGTGTACGTTCAACGCGAGCGACAACACGCAGTTTTCGGGCGCGGTGTCGGCCGCGCTCAAGTGCCGCGGTGTCGTTCTCCACAAGGCCGACCGCGAGGAGGGCTTTGTGAGTGTCATGCTTGAGGAATACGCCGAGGACTAACATGACGACCGACAGCATCCGAACGACGCTTGCGGACGCGGCGCTTGCGGGCGTCACCGACGACCCCGACGTGACCGCGGCCGTGGCCGACGTGGAGCCGGACGCGACGCTTACCGCGTGTCGTGCGAACGACCCGCTGCTTGACTTTGACGAGTTCACGGAGGTCCGGGCATGACGGACGAGGGTGTCGGGGACGTGGTTGTCACGTACCGCAACAACGAGCCGGCGCGGATTGAAGTGACAACCGACCGCTGGAGAAACGATTACAACTACCGACAGACCTACGTGTTCAACATGGACGGCAGTACGGCGGTGCTTGCGAGCATCGACCCGGACAGCGACACCTTCCCGGTTCAACGCAACGCCGACACCGCACGCCTCGCGCGCAACGC